TGCGATCGTGCTTCCCGACAAGCACATCGTCAAAATGCCCTTAGAGTGCTGTCAAATGCTCTCTATCGTGGCATCCGACAAGTGGGGTCATGGTTTCGGCACCCTTCCCAAGGCAGACGGTACGCCCTATGCCACTGAGAAGGGTGCTTTTCGTAACCACCCATGTACAAAATGGGCAAGTGAGTTTGTGACAAATTGGCGATGGTTAATCAATCATGGTCTTGCACTGTGTGAAGAGTACACCGTCCGCTATGGCAAGGTTCATAACTGCCAAACTGCTCTGGAACATGCATCTGTCATCTTCCCTACGGCAGACCCACAGGGTCGCAGTGGCAAAGAATGCACACCATTCGTAAGGGCAATGCCCGACTGCTATAAACTTGATACAAGCATCTCAACCTTTGATGCTTACAAGATGTACATTGCATCTAAACCATGGGTAGCAGACAACTATGTTAGACTACCCGAACGTAAACCCGACTGGATCTAATTATTATGAGTAACGACTTTCTTTGGGTCGAAAAGTATCGCCCGCAGACTGTCGATGAGTGTATCCTGCCTGAGGCAACGGCATCCATGTTCAAGGGTTTCCTTGACAAGGGTGAGATCCCTAACCTCCTCCTGGCAGGTCCTGCTGGCATTGGTAAGACTACCATTGCCAAGGCACTGTGCAATGAACTGGGTGCTGATTACTATGTAATCAATGGATCTGACGAAGGTCGCTTCCTGGACACTGTGAGGAACCGTGCCAAGTCCTTCGTTTCGACCGTCTCTCTGACCTCTCAGGCACGTCACAAGGTGCTTATCATCGATGAGGCAGACAACACCACCCCTGACGTGCAGATGCTGCTCAGGGCGTTTATTGAGGAGTTTCAGGGCACCTGTCGATTCATCTTCACCTGTAACTACAAGAATAAGATCATTCAACCACTGCACTCTCGGTGCTCTGTGATCGAGTTTTCTGTCAAGGGTAAGGAGAAAGCACACCTTGCCGCTGCATTCTTCAAGCGTGTCCATCAAGTCCTCGCTCAGGAGAACGTTGACTTTGAACTGGAAGTCCTTCGTGAAGTTGTCATGAAGCATTTCCCTGACTTCCGTCGCACATTGAACGAACTGCAACGTTATTCTTCCAAGGGTAAGATCGACGTGGGCATTCTTGGTGGCACCATGTCTGATAGTGCCATGAGTGAACTTATGGATCAGTTGAAGAATCGTAAGTTTACTGACATGAAGAAGTGGGTAGTCGCCAACATGGACAATGAACCTCAGATTGTCATGAGGAAGGTCTATGACTCGCTCTATACATACTTACAACCGAAGAGTATTCCCGAAGCAGTGCTTGTGATCGGTGAGTACCAGTACAAAGCAAACTTTGTTATGGATCAAGAGATCAATTTGGTCGCTTTCCTTACAGAGATTATGATGAGGTGTGAGTTCAAATGATCAAGAAGCACGGGTTGTTCCCGACAGATGTATATGAGTTCAATCTCGGTCCCGAAGACAGGTGGATGGCAGATCAAGCACTTGAATACATCAAGACGCTAGAAATGCAGATGTATAACTTTCCTGCTGGTGTCAGAACCAGTCGGGGAGACATACATAAAGAAGAACAAATGGCACCGCTGATTGGATTCTTCCATGACTGTCTGGACTACATTCGTTGCGACCTTGCTCTCCAAGCACAGGAACTTAAAATCTCTCTTTCTTGGGCGAATTGGGCACCTGCTGGTTCAGGTGCTGGTCATCCTCTTCATCGTCACAATTATTCTTATCTGTCTGGCGTATTCTATTTCACAGAAGGAAGTAATACAGTCTTTCAAGACCCTGTTGATATCCGCAATCTTGATACCTTGGAGATCATTAGGGATTGGTTCGACGGACCCTATGAAAGATTTGACGCAGAACCTGGCAAACTTCTTATCTTCCCTGGATGGTTGAGGCATTATAGTGAACCTCATTCTGGTCAGACTGATCGGTATACTATGTCTTTCAACTCACTTCCCCATGGTCCAGTAAATGCTGGTCCTCAGGGTGTTCCGATGGCAAACATTGATGTATTATGAAACTATTGAAAACTCCGCTGCGATACCCAGGAGGTAAATCACGAGCAGCAGCACAACTCTACGACTGGTTCCCTTCTGGAATCACTGAATATCGAGAACCTTTTTGTGGTGGTGCTTCTATGGCACTGTATTTTTCTCAACTACACCCTGAAATTCCAGTCTGGATCAATGACAAATACTTCTATCTCTACAACTTTTGGGTACACCTACAAGAAGATGGTGACAGATTGTCTGATGTCTGCTATGCAATCAAACAAGAGAACCACACCGTTGACCTTGCTAAGGAATTGTTCAAGAGAAGTAAGGAGGAGATACACGAAGCCGATCCTTTTCGTCAAGCTGTGCTATTTTGGGTTCTTAATAAGTGTTCTTACTCTGGGTTGACTGAGAACTCTTCATTCTCTGAGTCAGCATCTAAGCAAAACTTCACCCTTCGTGGTGCTCAGAACTTGAAAAAGTATCAAGATATCATTCAGCATTGGGAGATTACTAATGTTGACTACTCAGACCCCCTTCTAGATATTGATCCTGGTGGTGATAACGAAGGTGTATTTATTTTCCTTGACCCACCATACAAGATTGGATCTTATCTTTATGGTACACAGGCAGAACTGCATAAGAATTTCGATCATGAAGACTTTGCAGCGGCATGTAAGGCGTCTCGTCACAAGTGGATGGTGACGTATAATGTGGATGAAGACATCGAGCAGATGTTTGAGTCCTATAATCAACGTTACTTTGCGTTCACCTATGGCATGAAGCATAGGGAGAACAACAGAAAGAACGAACTGCTCATCAGCAACTACAACGTACAACCACCCAACCCTTTGGAGACCTTGCTTTATGGAGAAACAGTATGAGTATGCCCTTAAAGACTATCTCAATGGCATTAACTTAAAGCAAGGCAACATCCATGAAGATGAGAGAGCGATGGCAAAGTACCCTTCCTTTGTTGTCAACAAGTGTCTAGCAGGTCATCTTGATTGTATCCTCCATGTCAACGAGATGAACCGATACTATGACCTGGATGGTGATCTACAATATAATTATTACCTATATAGTATCAGGAAATCCAAACGCTTCGCGCCTTGGAACAAAGTCCAGACAGATAATGATCTAGAACTTGTCAAACAGTTCTACGGATACAGCACCGACAAGGCGAGAGATGCCCTGAAACTGCTCAACAAAGGTCAGTTAGAAGTCATCAAATCTAAATTAAACGTTGGAGGAGTAAAATGAGTGAAGAGATCTCTTGGTCTCAGGATATGATGTTAGAGGTGGCATTGAAGGAACCAGATGACTTCCTGAAAGTGCGTGAAACTTTGACTCGTATTGGTGTTGCATCCCGTAAGGATCGTAAACTTTACCAATCCTGCCATATCCTGCATAAGAAGGGCAAGTATTACATCGTTCATTTCAAAGAATTGTTTGCACTGGATGGCAAACCCGCTAACATCACCAAAAATGATGTAGAGCGTCGCAATCGCATCGCTAAACTGCTGTTCGATTGGGGTCTTGTTGAGTTCAATGCTGATAGTCTGACCGAGATTGCGCCCCTAAATCAAATTAAGGTGCTATCATATAAGGATAAGTCTGAATGGACTCTTGAATCCAAGTACAATATTGGAAAGAAAAAGATTACCACTGAATCTTGACCTATGTATGATGAAATGGACTGTTATGATAAGGCGGTCCAACTGTTTGGAACTCGCGTTAGTATGATCTGTGCCATGGAAATGGCAAAGAAACTCGACGCTGAGACCGCCTATCAAAATATCAAAATGGAATTGAAAGAACTCAAAAGAGTTCGCAAAAAATGGCACAAAGAACACTGTGATGACTGTTAATTATGAAATTTCTTGGATTGCGTGTTGAAGATCATGATTCCAATCTTACATACACTGACGGCACCAAGGTAAAGTACCTCTCTACGGAGAGGTATTTTGGTATCAAGCATCATGGATTTAATAATACATGGCAGTGGTCGGATATTCTAGATCATTGGGATATTAAGATAGAAGATATCGATGCTCTTGCTATCATCAGCGATCAAATTGAGTTTGATCGTGGTGAACTCTATCGTGAAATAGATTTAGGACTCAATTGTAGGTGCTTTGCAGTGGACCACCACTGGGCACATGTCCTGTCACAATGGCCAGTGGGCATTCCTACAAAAAACTATGTCTTTGATGGTTATGGTAGCAATGAACGCTCACATTCGCTATTCGCGAATACCGAATTGGTCACAGAATACAACGTCAACACACATGGATCCATCGGTATTGAGATGGCAAAGGTTGGTGCTACGCTTGGACTCAAAGATGTGACACCAGACGGTCTAGATCTTGCTGGAAAGGTCATGGGACTGGCAGCATATGGTCTGTGTGACGAGGATTATTTCAATAAGATGAGTCAGTATCCTCTCAGCATGATTAAAGATATTTGGAACTACGATTCTTGGGATCGTAAGTGGGATAATGACTTTGATATCAACTGGTTGAGAACTGTACATGAACTTACGTCATGGAAACTTGCTGACCTATTGATGGGTGAAAAGGATAATGTATATTCTACTGACAAGGTAGGATTTAGTGGTGGTGTGGCACAGAATTGTGTGTTTGTTGGCAATGCTATCAGGCATGGTGTTAAGTTGACTACCATTCCACATGCTAATGACTGTGGTCTGTCACTAGGTGCTGTTGAGTTCCTACGTCAGCACTTCCATGAAGAGGAATTTGACTCATCTGGGTTCCCATTCTGGCAAGATGACGAGGGAACTGAGGAAGTTTCTGATGATACCATTGTCACCATGGCAGAAGAGATCGCAGCAGGTAACATTGTTGGATGGTATCAGGGACATGGTGAACTTGGACCCAGAGCACTGGGTAATAGGAGTATTCTGTGCAATCCAAGGATCAAAAACATGAAGGATGCGTTGAACAGTAGAGTCAAGCATCGTGAACACTTCCGTCCCTTCGGCGCATCAGTGCTCTTAGAGGATATGCAGGATCATTTTGTAGGTGCATCACAACCTATCCCTTGGATGAATGCATCATTCAAGTGTAAGGATGAGAATCTTGCAGCAGTCACTCATGTTGATGGATCATGCAGGATTCAGACAGTAGAAGGAGATGGACAGTATGCTAGATTGCTCAGAGCATATAAAGAACTGACAGGTTCTAGTGTCATACTGAACACGTCACTCAACCTGGGTGGCAAACCTATTGCATCAAAGCATTGGGAAGCGAAAGAATTGTTCTCCAAAACTGATATGGATTTTCTTGTCATTGGAAATGATGTACTTCATAAATAATTGAGCCTTACTCTCTACACATGCTCGGTAAATCCAAAGCAAATGTAGAAGAGAAAGACGACCATCATGAAGATAAAAGTGAAGTCCTTGGTAATCTGGTGAAAGTTGTCGTACTTATCTGGTCCGCTTCTCTTCTCACGTTTAGCTACGTT